ATAAACAATTAAGAACTTATGAAGATGCTCAACTTACAGCCAAAACCACCTATCAAAGAACTCGTGATATTGTTCTTGTTCGAGATACTATTGTTCGCGTTGATGTTATACGTTTGGTGAACTCCTGCGATAGCGTTATTGCTGCTGATTCGCTCGTGATTAACAACTTGAAGGAACAAATAAACATCGAGGAAAGAAAGATAAACAACTTGCAAGAAACGGTCGGTGCTTATGAACAAAAGACCGATGTGTTGAACGAAGAAATTAACAACCTAACGTCTGAAAACAAAAAGTTAGACAAACAAAAAAAGCGCAGAAACCGCGCTTTAGTCGTAACGTCGTCCGTCGCTATTTTGTCGACGTTTGTTCTGAGTGTTTTATTTTAGATTCTGGGACGTAGAACTTCATTGAGAACTGAATCGCTTCACTTAAAAATGTGTTGCGACTATTTTCTCCTCTCTTTTCGTCTATCTCGTTCCACAGGTCTTTGTGTAAGTAAACACATATTCCTTTTTTAGTCTTGCTTTCTGGCATCTTCTTCAATTTTAAGTTTCTTCAAATACAACGCAAGGTCTAACGCTTCCTCGTACGCGTGTTGCAGCCATTCTGAGCGCGTTAAGTCGGTTCGGTCTAACGTTGTTCCGTACGTTTCAATTCCCTTCGCTTCACGCGCTTCTAATTCAGCGACAACTTGCGTGAGTAAATTACTTTTGTTCATTCGGTTTAGACATCATTGAACCTATCATTAACGCAAGATATACTTTCTCCTTTGCGTTCATATCCTTGCGCTGTGAAAGTTCAAGGAGAATGTCGCCAAGAACCTTTCCTTGTTGAAAATACGTCGCCATTGAGTTCACAATTTCGCGTTCGCGTTCCTGTGTCATTTTTAGTGACGTGTATAGTGGTGTTTGTTTCATTCTTGTTCTGTTTTTTCGTCTTCAGATTCGCTAAGAATACGAGGTGTGGTTAATGAAATTAGATAGGATAATGTCCAAAAATCAACGTCTATAACTTTTCCTATTTCAGTTCCAGTAATAACTGAATACCCAAGTGCAATAAAAAGAAGAATCGCAATCGCAATTTCAGTTCCTTTAAAAAATTTACTCATTATTTTATTCATTTGTTTTGTTTCATTGTGCTAATATATGCTAAATTAATTATCCTACAACATACTGTCCATAAGAAGGGTTGAGTTCGAAATACATTCGCATCATAATTGCGTCGGCAACGTCTGGAGAAATACCTTCGCGGTTCTTGATTACGTCTTTTGGTGTTACTTGCAATTTACCTTCAACGTCAGCGCGGTGTCGTTTAATCATCTCCAGTTCTTTCACGATTTGTTCCTTGCGTCCATTGACTAAAATAGTGAGCCGATTTTCTTCGACGTATTGAGCTAATTTGTAGTAACATTCGCTTTTGAGATTTTGATATTGCGGTTGTTTGGGTTTTGATCCGTTGACGAAGCCTCGACACTTAAGAAAATCAACCACACCACCACCAACACCGTCTTCATCTGCGACAACATCCTGTAACAAAATTGAGTGTTCTTTTGTTACGAGACGAATCTTGTTTACGACCTCATCTAACGACGCTCTGCTCATCTCGATTAAGTCAATAAGTGTTAACCCATTCCAAACGCAAATGATTGTCCTGTCCTTCCCAAACCGCGCGATGTCGGCGGTGATATATTTCTTTCCTTCGAGTAGTTCATTGCGGAACATACGGAGTAAGTTATCCGTTGAGAACAACTTGTCGCTGTCGTCGTCGAACTCCCAATTGCCTTCGAGCAGACGTTTGCGGTCATACTCTGGAAGTTTCTGTAAGTTCTCAAGATAAGTCTGCGAGATATACGGATTATCCGTTGGAAGCGCTTGAATAAAAGCACGGTCGCTTCTTAAATTTCCTTTTTGGTGAGCAAAATAAAAGTCATTATACAACCACCCCTTTGAAGGATTACAAGTCATCAATCCCTTTGCTCTGTCGTTAATCAATTTGTAACGTACACGGCTTTGCAATATGTCGATACAACGCTTCGAAACTTCGGCTACCTCATCTACGAAGTAGTCTGTAATTTCAATCGACCCAAATCTTTGAAAGTCGGGGTCTGACGGCATATCTGCCAAGTCCATAAGTATCGTTTGGCTTCCGTTGTACCACTTAATAACGTGGTCTTGTCCGTTGTAAGTGTAGTGAACGTTCGGTTTTAATCCGTGCAAAGTACAAAGTTCGAAAAAAGTTTGCATTGTAGACAAGCGCAACTTCTTCAATTCAGCACGACCGATTAAACCCTTCGTGCCTGGGTACTTCAACCGTCTTTTTATTTGCCAATCGCAACCGAGAAAAGATTTTCCACTAAACACACCACCACCATAAAGCACCTGCGAAATAGAACTTTCATATGAAAGAAGTTCTAACGCTTGTTTCTGTTTGTCGTGGTAAATTATTTCGGGCATTAAAATAAACTTAATTGAGGTTCAACCACAGGACAAAGTTCGTCTTGAAGAATCTGGATAATACGGTCGTATTTCTTGAAGTCGTTGTTTTGCTTTACTTGGTGCAATAGCAATTCAAGACCTGCGTTAAACGCTTCGTCTTTCGTTGGATAAACGCAATGTTCAGCGTGGTAAAGTAGCGGTTGCGACCAACCCTGCTCACGTCCGTGAAAACTTATTGCGTAACTCCACAAACCACGTTGAACAATAGCGGTGCTAACCTGCGCTTCATAGCCATTGATGCACTTGTAAGTTTTCAAGATAGGGTTCTCGCAAACACCTTGCTCGTTGAATATAAATTGGCTCATTGCTTACTCAAATATAATTTATACAATTCACGAAGTCCTTCAAACTGGATTGATTCTTTAAGTAGCTGTCTTTTTCGGTCGCTCATTCGCTCAACCATTCCTTTGCTTAATTGTTGTTCGTTGAAAACGGTCTTTCTCGCCTTCGCCTTACAAAGATTGTATTCGTCGTCTGTGAACGTTTCAGCCGTTATCTTTTTACTTTCTTCGAGCCACCGCATCATTGACACCCCTCGCAGTTCTAACGTCGTAAATTTGCTTTGTTTGAAGCTCTCAACGTCCTCTGCTAACATCCTTCTCCAGCTGTCGTCGTTTACCGCCATTTCGTTTTCTTTTATTATTTGTGCTTTTTCTTCTATCGCTTCTGCAATTTCACGCTGAATTTGTAGATTCGCTTTGTCCCTGTGTGGTTTGTAGTGTGTGAGTACGTCACCAATAAATGAAACGCTCAACGCTCCAAAATGCTCACACTTTTTACTCAGTTCATTCGCTGCGTTTAGTTCAAATGCAAGGTTGAAGTGTTCAAACGTAACCCACCGAAAGTGTTTACCTATGAACTCGTGAAGCATTTGAAGTAATTGCGCTTCGGGAAGTGCTATTCCATACATCGCGCACACCTTCGAACATAATTTAACGAACGTTGGCAGGTCGTAGTCTGCTACAAATGCGCTTTCGCGTTCCGCACGATCAACCCTTTGTGTAATTGTGAGCGTCGTTGTATATGCGTTGCGCAGCGTCTGAATCGAATTTTCCATTTTTGATTTTTGTGTTTTGGTTTGTTGTTGCGAATGTACTTAAATCCCATTTACGAACGGCAGCCTTCCAATCTTTCATTGGATTGCGTCCGACCTTCCAACCATTCGCTTCGTAGTGTGCATGAAATTTCTCGGTAAATGCAAGCGCGTCGTCGTTGCTTAGTTTCTCACAAGCGTATTCGTATATTTCAACAACCGTTGGTTTGACGAATGTAGACTTCTTTTCTTTTACAGGTGCTGGAAGTTGAGCGGGTTGTGTTTGCGCTTTCAATAGTTCTTGAACCTGCGCTTCGAGAATCTCGATTCTCTTTTTGAGTTGTAGTATTAACATTGTGTTCCTCCGTAAGTTTCGTTGTAGTATTGTTCGCCTTTAGAAATTGTTTCGCAGATTCCAAGACCATCAATATCCTCAAATTCTTGTTGGTTACAAGCCATTTCAATCTGCTCCCTCTCCATTTGCTTGGCTTGTTGAATCTCCTCATCAGTTAATACGGGAGCAAAACCATCCTTGTTTAGTATGCTTACTAACAAGTCAATTGCAGTTTGCTTACTCATTGTTACCTCCTTTTATTTTATCTCTCATCCATTTAGCACCTTCCGTAAAACTGAGATAATCAACCGCTAATATTTTTTCAGCAAGTTCATATATCTCCTCATCAGTTGGTAGTTCTAACTGATTTTGCTCTTCCTCCATTTCCTTGGCAACTTGAACAGTATCATAAAACTCCAATATGTTATTGCTTGAAAAACCAATGTTTTCAATCTCAGTAACAAGATAATCAACCGCAGTTTGTTTCTTTTCCATAGTTATTTAGTTTTTAGTTTAGTCCCACCCTTCGCCTTTTGCGTCGTCGTCTGCGTCGTCCCATTCCTGACAATCGAAGCACACTTTGATTTCCCCGTCTTCGTCGACGTGTTCATAAGCGGTGTCCCAGTCTTCGAGTTGTTGGTCGCGCAATACTTCGTCAACGCGTTCTCCGAGTTCTTTGCTTTCGCAATTAGGGCAAAAGATTAATTCACTTTTCATTTCTTTAGTTGTTTTTTGAGTTTAAGTTCTTTTTGATGTTCAAGATGCTCGACAAATTTAGTATAAAATTTCATTGGTTTAGCATAACCCATATCATTAAGAATGTAACAGATGCGTTCAACGTTGGCTGCGTAGTTCCTGTCAACCTCAATCTGCCAGCTTACTTGCTTCACTCCGTGCATGACCGTTGCGTGATCCTTGCCGTAATGCTTCCCAATTGATTCGTAGCTTTGAAGGTAGCAAGGACGGATAAGAAAAAATATAACTTGACGTGCCGTTACTATTTCGCGTCGTCTTGTTGGTGTGTACAATTGCTGAGAAGGTATTCCAAGTACGCTGCAAGTAATATCTTCAAGTGCTGACCAAAACATCTCGCGTTCGTTCTCCAGTTCCTGTTGTATCTTAATTTGCTCCGTCGTCAATCTTTCGTAACGTGGTGTAAGCATCAACCATAATGTTTCGAATCGTTCCATGTGTCTAAAAGGAATCATATCGATTAGCTCTTGTCTTATTTGCTCGTTAGTCATTTTCTTCGTTGATTAAAATTGTAGGTGTAAAGGTGCTAAATACTTCTTCGCGAGAAAGACCTGTGTGTAGGCAAATGTTGTTGAAGTCTTTGATTCTCATTCGCTCTGGGTGTGTGACGTAAAGTCTTGCCGTTGGATCGCTGATGCGAAGAACGTTCTTGAAGTTCTGCATCGTCTTGAAGTTAATCTTGATAAGGCGACCAAATGGTGTTTTATAGATTGCTTTATTCATTTCTTAAGTAGTGGTTTAATCAACTGCTCTTTCTTTTTATTGGAAACGTGGTTCGTTCCGCGTAGTTCTGGATTGCGTTCCTTAATCAATCGTGCAATTCGTGTGATGTTATCCGCGCTTACATATTTACCGCTTTCGTACATCGCAAAGAAGTTGCTTGTGATGTCTTTGCGTTCTTCGAACTGTTGTTCCCAAACGCGGACACAAAGTGCTTTGTTGTTGTTGCGAAGAGTTTTGTATTTTTTGAGTAGATTCTCAACACGCTTTTCAAGTGATACTAATTTTTTCATTGTATGGTTTATTTTCTAACTCGGTTACAAGTTATTTTTGTTTTAATGCTTTCTGATTTTAGTGCAAGTAAAAGTTTTTTAACAATAGATAAATTAACATTCTGTCCTTTTTCTAATAGTGCCAGTGTAGATCTTGAAACGTTCATTTTTTTAGATAGTTGTTCTTGAGTTAATCTTCTGCATTGTCTTTCTGTTTTAGCAATTGAAGATATGTTCGCTATAATTCTAAACAACTCATCAAAATCTTTTTCATCTTGTTCAGACCTTTTTTCTACTATGTCGCTATTTACAAAATGTATGTTTAATAAATTTGGATTGATATCAGCGTAATAGATTATCCAATGTTTTTCTCTATCTGCTAAATCGTTTAAATCATTAACTTCTTCTATTACTTCAATTATTGGATAAAGCCAAAGGTTTTCTAATTCCTTTATCCATTCAACAACTTTAGGTGAACTTGATTGAGTTAAATGTTTTAATGGTCTTTTATTACCAACCGTGCTTTTTCCAATGTACTGGTAAACATCATTTCGTGGATCTTTCAATCCGTAAATTATATTTTTCATTTGTATTATATTTTAGCAAATGTATGAAATATAATTCATTAAACAAAGATTTATTATAATTAAGTGTCATAAAAGGGAGTTTCATCTCAGATAACACCCTTTTATAACAACTTATTAATTTAGAATGGCAATTCGTCTTCGTCTTCTTGCGTTGGTTGAACTAACCCGCTTTTTTCGAGCATTGCCTTCGCCTTGTTCATTTGATCCGCAGAACGCTCTAAACGCTTACTAAACTCAGCAGATGAACTCACTTTGTTCTGCAACCACTCTGGAAGCATCTTGAATCTAAGGTCGAAGTCTTCGCTGTCGTAGTCCAATAAAAACGCTGCGTTCACCTGTGGTGGACAAGTCATTCCTTTCGCAAGTGGCGACGCTCCTTTCAAGTCTGCGTAGGTTCTTCCTGTGTTCGCTGTGCGGTGCATAACGCTAACCATTGCTTCCTTCCCAAGCAAAGTACCAATGTCGAATTTGTTCGCTTCTGCGTCCGACATTGCCTTTCCAAGCCACGATTGAACGAAGGCGCGTAATCCGCTCTTTTCGTGCATTGACAAAGTGAAGTCGCGTCCAATTGAGAATGGTTGTTCACCTTTGCCGAAGTCGGCTGTTTCAAGTGGTAGTTCGAATACTAAGCGAACCTTGTTCACCAATTTCTCTTCACCTTGATAGGTGTCGACAATCGTTCCGATGTGAATGATTTGGTAACATCTTGCGACGTGTGTTCCTGCGGGTACTGTTTGACCTGCGCTGTTGTTGTTGTTGTTTTGGGCAATGATGCTCATGTTGTTGTTTATTTGTTGTTGATTTATATAAATTTCTAATTTGTTCGCGAGTTTCGCTTCTTCATTTTGCCAGAACCATTCGTTTGCTGACATCTGCTCTTCCTCGCTTATTCGCTTGTAGTAACCCATTTTAGATATGGTCTTGAAAGATTCGGTAGTCAAACTCGAAAGTGATTCCGTCTTTCTTCAAACGAACGTAGTGAATGTCGAATAGTGGTTCATCTTTGCGGAAGAAACGTCCAAGAACATCAAAGTCGAAGATGTTTCCTTTTTCGTCAACGAACTGGCGACCTTCGTTTTCTTGAAACCAACCGTTGTCGTGTTCGAAGTTTCTTGCGATTACTTTTATTTCTTGGTTGAGACGCTCGATGTCGTCCATTGAAAAATGATAAGTGATTTTTGGATTGTACATTGATTTTGATTTTTAGTGGTTACAAATGTATTCAATTAGTTCGTCGTTCCAACGCGCTTCTGAAAGTTTTTGACATTTTTCAATGTTCGCTGCAATTTCGTTGTGGCTGAGGTTGTAGGCTGACGCTGATGAATAAACGCAAACAAAGTTAGATTTCTTCGTCTGGTGGTGTTGGTAGTTCTTTGAAAGTCGCTGAATCAAGTTTGTTGAATATTCGTTCAAGTTGTTCAATTCGCGCTTGATAATAATCATTCCAATCCAATGTTCCAATTCTCTTATCACCCCAATAGTTTTGTGCGATAACGATTGCGTCTTTAATTTCTTGAATGTCTTCTTCGAATAAGAATGGAGTTGCAAAATAGTGTTTTTCATTGTTCATTTGATTAGTTGGTTTTAGATTTCTTTTGATTCAAGGACTGTTTGACGTGGTTCAAAACACACCGCTTTGTCAAATTCTTCTTTCGCGGCTTCGTAGGTTTTAAAGCAACCTACATAGCTTACGTCAATTTTTAACCAGTACAGAGTTTCGTTGTACTTTACTTCTTCGATTAGTTCTACTTTCATTTTGTTTTGTTGTTTTGTGTTTAAAAAGTTATCGTTAATGTTTGCAAGGTCATTGCAGAAATCTTCTATGTATTGGCTCATTTGCTTATGTGATTTGGTTTATTATAATTTAATAAATTGTGAAACAATACTTCTTTTCAGTATTCTAATTTGCTCTTTTTCTTCTTCATTATCTGTTTGTGCAAGTAAATGGTAAAGACCATCAATAACAAAATCTAATTGTTCTTCTGTTAATTCTAATGTTTTCATTTTGTTGTGTGATTTGGGGTTTGTTCTAGTTGTCTTGTTTGTTCGTCAATCGTTCCTGCGATTAACATTCCTGCGAATAGCATCGCGATAAAGAGTAGTGTTTTTTTCATTTGATTAATTATTGATTTGAACGATTTCGATTTCTGTCTCTGGCTTGATTCCGTCTGAAGATGCGTAGTAAAGGTCTTCGCGGATGTTGTCTAACGAGTTGTATGCAGCGTGTTCCATTAAGCAATTGATTGCTTTGTTCTCGTCGTTGAATTCGTAAGACCAATCAATTCTTATTGGTTGACCTGCGATATGTGTTGTTTTTGTTACTTGATACATGATTTTTGATTTATTTGGTTAAGTTTAACATTGATTTCATTATGATTTTGATCCCATCGATAGCCATCGTATTCGCATCCTTCTTATTTACACCGCTCATAATAAATGCTTCCTTTAAAATAGAAGCGCAAATGATAACTGTGTTTGGGTTTTTATCAGTTGCAATTTTGTGAGCGATTTCGAATGCTAATTGTTTCATGGCGCGTTGTGTTGTTTTGTTTATCTTTGTTTGTTGAGTACAAATCTATGCTAACTTTTGTAATATCCGACAAAAAAATGAAAATAAATTGAAAATAATTTATAACTTATTGAAAATGAATGTTAAGACATATAAAAAAAGTTACAAAAAAAGTAGTGCGAAGCGTAAAATTGCACCCGAAAGCGAAGCGAACCAACAAGAAATTGTAATCCATTACATAAAATTAGCATATCCCGAAGCGTTGTACTGCGCTTCTGCGGGTGGTATGCGGACAAGTTACTTACAAGCGATCAAGATGAAACGTACCGGTTACGTTAAAGGCTTCCCCGACTTATTTATTTACGAACCACGCGGATCGTTCTTTGGCCTTGCTATTGAGATGAAGAAAGAAAAGGGTGGTACTGTGTCACCAGAGCAGAAGCGTTGGCAGGAACAATTAAGAAACAGAGGCTATTGTTCTTATATTTGTAAGGGTAATGAAGAAGCAATCAAAGTTATCGACGAATATTTTAATGGGTGACACTTGAAACTTATATAGAAGGACATTACAAAAAGTTCAAAGAACTTGCGAAGAACATTTCGCGAGGTGAAGATTACTACGAGGACTTGTTGCACGATTCTTTGCTCTCTATGTTTGGTTCGAAACACATTGAAAACTTAATTGATACAGGCGACTTTGAGTTCTATCTTATTCGTGTAATGTATCTGGCAGTTAACTCACCAACATCACCATTCTACAAACAGACTATCGCGTGGAACAGAAATAGACGCGACTTCAAAGAATACGCTCACGAAGTCGATAAGACTTGGCTTGGCGCACGAATGACAAACGAACAGTTAGACATTCTTATTAGTCGTCTGAGCGAGTTTGAAAGGCTTATCTTTCAAGAATACATCTTTGAAGGTTTCACCTACCGAGAACTTTCCAAACAAACAGGCATACCGATGCCATTCTTATATCGAACAATAGACAATATAAAACAAAAAATAAGAGCAAATGTTATTCGCAAAAAGTAATGAGTACAAGCGCAGGTTAGAAATCTGTCGCACCTGTAAATTCTTCGAACCTTCAACGCAATCCTGTGGATCTCTCATTGTAGGTGACGAAGTAGAAACCGAAGTTCTATTCCGAAAGAAGTCAATCAAACTTTGTGGCTGCGTTATGCCTATCAAAGCAAAGTTAGCCTTCGCATCTTGCCCAGCATCAAAATGGAACGGTGTTCTTTCAAAGGACGAACAAATAGAGTTCAAGCGTTTCCTGCTCGATATGAAGGCGCAAGGACGTTTGGAACAGAAAGATATGTTGAAGTTCTATTCGTTCAAGGATAAAGCCACAGGAGCGTTCAACGAGCGTTCAACGTGTCCGCCTTGCGTTAAGAAAGACATCAATACTTTTCTTGAATCGATGAAGGATGTTGAAATAGGTGAATAACTTATCGTTGTAACAATTGACATTCAAAGTATATTTGTATTGTCAAACCTTGTGAGCTAACCCTCTTTTGTTTTAGGTTTGACGACTAAAAACAATTGGGGGTTATTTTTTTGAATTAAATGAAACAAACTGGATAAGAACACAAACCGCCTTCGTAAGTCAAAGCGAAGTAACCAATGACTACACTTGCAATAAACCAATGCTTGGATCGTGTAACTGCCCTTTTAAGGGCGAGAGTAATCTTTTTGGGGGAGCTTTTTCTTTTGTTCTTTCTTTATAGTGCTTACACGTTTTCTTTGTTCTTTTCTTTTCTTTGCATATTTAGTGACATACTTATAAATTTAATGACATAAAATGACATACATAGTAAGAGCGAAATACAAAGGTGACATTCTTTGGAATGCAGAATTTGAAACACACGAACAAGCATTTGATTACTTTTATGCACACGCACAATATATGTGTAAAACAGCAGGTAAAGATTACGCTTTTACTTATGACAAAGATAATCCTTGTGTCACATTGAAAGAAATTGAAATAATCGAAAGCATATGATAATCATACCAGCACAACTTGAAGCAGTAGGAACAAGGAAGGACAAAACTTTGAAGTTAACGTTTGGAACAAACGAGTTAAGTCCTGCTCAAGCGTCAGAACTATTTACAATTGCTAATCAATTCGGTTATCTTGCATTTAAGGACGAAGACTTCAAACGCGAAGAACTGGATGCAGTAGAAAGTCTTAAGAGTGAACTTGAAGATACGTTAAAGAAGCCATCACAACGATTGAGAGGTGTTCTATTCAGACTATTCGAACAAGACAACGACGGGTTCAAGACATTCTCGAAATACTACGATTCTAAAATGGAGCAACTTATTAACCATTACAAGGGTAAGTTAGGCTAATTGTTACCTTCGAAAAGTAAACGAGAGTAGTTTTTATATTTATACTTTAGCACAATAAATTATTGTCAGATATGGAAAGAGACGAACACGGACGATTGAAGAAAGGACACGGAGGTTTGAAGCCGAAAGGCGCAGTAAGCAAGAAGACTGAAATGTGGAATCAACTTGGTGAATACGTGGTAACGCAAGGAGCGGAACGTGCAATGACTGTCTTGCATTCAATGGACGACGAAGACTACTTGCACCACTACCTTGCAATGCTCGAATACTTTAAACCTAAACAAGCGCGAACGGTTCACGCTGGAGATAGCGAAGCACCTGTTCAGATTATTATCAACGACAAATTATAACAACCAATTCGACAAATTACCGAATGAGTACCGCAACATTGACATTTGACTTATCTGACTTCGACGATCGTTTCGAATACACGCGAATGATTAAAGCTCTCGATATGGCAATGGCTTTATGGGAGTTACAGATGAACGGATACAGGAAGTTCACCAAGTACAACGACAGGCAAGAAGGCGCATATCAAGAAGGGATTGAAGAAGTGTTTGAATACATTCGCGGACTACTGCGAGAACACAACATAGACGTTGAACAATTGATTGTATGAACGAAGCGTTAGACTGGATGTTTCAAGAATTGTGGAACACACCAAAAGACAAGTTCGAGTGGAACGCGATATTAAAGAAAGCGAAGGATGTCGCAAAAGTCTACGATACTTGCGACAAAAACAAACAACAAAATAAACAATGAATGATAACAAATTAAACTTCCTTAAATCTCAAATAGGAGCGTTTCACCCAGAGTGGACGAAAGAACAAATTGAAATGGAAGCAATACGCATCTACAACGAAGCAAACACAATCGACGACGATGACGAAGGGTGTTTGTATTGTGGTTCATAACATTGTACCTACCTCTTGTTTCAAAGTAGAGTGCCTTGCAGGTGGTCGCGACATTATTGCAAGTAGCTGTGTTAGGTAGTAACAGCAACCGCTAACACAACACACCAAGCTAAAGTCGGGTGTATTTTCAACAAACAAACCTTTATTGTAGATATTAAACAACAAAAAGAAATGAGCATAAAAGTAAGCATACCTGCTGACTATTCTTCGATTAGTGTCAAGCAATACGTTGACTATCACAACGCGAAAAGCGACATCGACAAGTTGGTTAGTATTAGTAACCTACTGAAAGAACAGGCGGAACAGATACCCTTCCAACACTTGCCGACTTTAGTCCAAGCATTCGAAGGAACGTTGTTGAATGAGAGCGCGAAGTTCTTTGAGACAATCACGATCAAAGACAAAGACTTTGGTTTCATTCCAGACCTTTACTCAATCAGTATGGGTGAGTACGCGGACATCTCAACGTGGGCTTCCGACGTGAGCGCGAATATGGTCAAGATAATGGGAACGCTATACCGACCTATTGACAAACGCGTTGGAACAAAGTACACAATCATTCCACACAGCAAACAAAACAGAGAGTTAGTTGAAGGGTACGTTGAGCAGATGACGCTCGAACAATTCAACGGTGCGATGCTTTTTTTTTCGACTTTGCTCAACGAACTAAGCAACACTTCGCTAGATTATTTGGAGAACGAGGTGAAGAAGTTGACGGAGGAGTTGACAACGCAATTGAAGACAGAGACAACCTAAACCAAGTGTTGGGACGCTACGGTTGGTATCACTTGTTTATGGAAGCCTGTGGACGCGATATAACAAAACTTGACGCAATTACGGAAAAAAGCGCGTGGGAAATATTTACATTTATGACTTACCTAATAGACTACAATTATGTCGAACGTACAAAGCTACAACGCTCTTATCGATAGGTTCAAAGCATTTGCCTCTGGACACTTTATATTAAAGAGATTCTCTCACGGACAGATTGAGGTTTCTGACCTTGAAAAGTTTGGTGAATATCCATTCATGCACGTCATTCCTTCCAACGTGACTTACTCGCAGGGAATGAAGACTTTCAGTTTTCAGATTGTTCTTGCTGACTTACCACGCGACAAAGAAGACAAGAGCGAATATCAGCGCGAGGTTCTTTCTGACCTTCAAAGAATAGCTGAAGATTTGATTGCTGAGATTACGAACCACCGCGTTTTGTTCGGTGACTTAATCACAGTTCAAAACGTTTCGTTAGAGCCATTCCTTGAAGAGTTTCAACACACTTTGACAGGTTGGACGATTAGTCTTGATTTGCTCGTTCCTTACTATTGGGACGCTTGTTCTATTCCTGCGGAGTGGAACGATATGTTTGAAAGTAGCACAGGTGGCACAGGATCAATTTTGACGTTCATTGACAGCATCACACGCGACGAGAATGGGAACGTTTCGTTAGTGAATGACGAAGCCGAGCCTGCTCCGAATTACTACTATGGAACGAATGACGAAGGGGTGCGCGGTTGGTACTTGTTGACTGACGAAATAGGTTTGACGTGCGAAACGATTGGCGATTGTCAAACGATAATAGACATCGAAGCAGCAATTGACGACTTGCAAGAAGAAATACTTTTGAAGGCGAACACAGCCGATATAAGCGCGGTTGGTTTCTCGAATGATTACAACGATTTAGACAACAAGCCAACCATTCCCGCAGCGCAAGTCAATTCAGACTGGAACGCGACAAGTGGAGTGGCTGAAATTCTTAATAAACCTTCGCTACCTGCAACGGTTGGAGATATGCTTAAAAGCGTTTACGACACAGACGTTGACGGAGTAGTTGACAGCGCGGAACGCATCCAGATAGTAGTTAGAAATTCAACAGGAAGCACACTAACAAAAGGACAAATAGTTTATTTAAGTGGCGCAACGGGCAACCGTCCAAACGCGGTTCTTGCACAGGCAAACACCGAAGCGACATCGAGTAAGACTATCGGAATGGTCATTGCAAACATAGCCAACAACGCAGACGGACAGGTTGCTGTTAATGGAACGTTACACGACCTCGACACGTCAGCATTTACAGCGGGCGACACGCTTTGGCTGAGTGCAACAACGGCGGGTGGTATGGTAGCGAACACACCGCCCATTGAACCAAACCACGCTGTGTTTATTGGTTACGTTGCACGTTCGCACCCGAATTTAGGACGCATCGTTTTAGCCATTCAAAACGGCTACGAATTAGACGAACTTCACGGGGTGTTAATTACCACACCTGCGAACAACGAGGTGTTAACTTATGAAAGTTCAACAAGCCTTTGGAAGAACAAGACGGTTGCAACGGCACTCGGTTACACTCCAGTTCCTTCAACGCGCAGCCTAACAATCAACGGCACAACGCAAGACTTATCAGCAGATAGAACATTCACGATAGCCACAGGTTTAACCGTTGGCACTACACCAATCACAAGCGGAACGGTAGGCAGAGTGTTGTTCGAAGGGACGGGCAATGTTTTACAAGAGAGTGCTAATTTGGCTTGGAACAACACAACACAAGCTTTAATTGTTGTTGGTAAACTTGGAATTAATAATGTTTCGCCACTTCAAACTTTAGATATGATTGGTGGTTTTAGAACTTCGTTAAGTGCAGGAAATGCGGGTGCAGTTGTGATGGACCAATTAGGAACAAGTAGTGCTGGTAGAATTTATGCGTATAATGGAAGTGGTGCAAGTTTAAATATTTTATTAACTGCAAATGGTTTCTCTTGGTTGAATGGCGGAAACTTCGCAATCGGCACAACAACAGACGCAGGGTACAAGCTCGATGTGAATGGAACGGCTCGATTAAATGGATTGAGTTCTATCAATGGAGCAGGGGTGGCGAATACTGCTTTGGCTGTTTACGGAAATGGAAACGGAGGCGGTAACTACTTATTTAGAATGTACGATGCAAGTGCTGTTGAAAGATTCTATTTAACTGCAAGTGGTAACTTTAGATTGAATGGTGCTACCGATACATCTACAACAGGCACAGACGAAAAGTGGAGAATGGTATTAAACTTCGCACCAACAAGTGGAACTCGTGAACACAATGGAATATATCTAACTCAAACAATAAACCAAACGGGCGGTGCAAATGGAATAAGTAGAGGTTTACTTATACAGCCAACACTTACGGCAGCAGCGGATTATAGAGCGATTGAAGTAACGGCAGGAACAACTGTTTTAGCAGCTTCAGTAACAGCGAGAGCATCGTTAAGAATACCAAGCGGAACAGCACCTACTTCACCTGTTAACGGAGACATTTGGTTTGATGGAACTAACTTAAATGTTAGAATCGCAGGAGTAACAAGAACAATAGTAGTACTTTAAAAATATTTATACAATGGCTAAAATACAACCAATAGTCTTTCCTTTAAACGCAGGAACAGCAACAGAGATGAGCGTTCTCATTCTCAACTTTGAAACAAGCGCAACAACTTGTACCACTTACTACGAGTTAAAATCTGAAGCAACTGAAGAAGTACCTTCAAAGGTTTTAAGCAATGGTAACTACACGCTAACAGAACAAGAGTTCGCAGCGTGGGGTGAAGATAATTCGTGGGTGGAGCAATGCGTGGCTAACGCAATAGGAGTAACAATTTTATCTTTCTAAACATGAACTTAACAGAGGAACACTTGAAGCAACTTGACGCTTTCATTCAAGAGATGCCTGTCAAATTTGGCTTGCCACTAATCCAATTCTTCAACAAGATAAAAGAGGAACAAGAGAAGCACAATGGCTAACGAACAGAGCGCACCCAACTTCTTCGCTGTAGTGAACGATATGGCTAAACGCTTTGTCGAGTTGATGCAGTCCGACTATCGTATGAAGCGAAAGGTAGGACGCAACTTCACGAACGCGGTGGCAAGTGGTACGCTCGAAAAGTCTTTGAAGTACAGGTTACAAATCAAAGGGCAAAACATCAACGTTTCAGTCTACGCGAAAGGCAAGGCTTCGAAGTATTTCTTGTTTCGTGAAAACGGTGTGAATGGAACGCAGAAATCGCAAGGTGCGCCCTACTCGTTCAAGCGTGGCTCTGGAAGCAAACCTGCGAAAGGTCAAATGTCACCAATGCAGAAAGCGATATACGACTGGATGACAATAAAAGGTATTCGCCTACGTCAAAAAAGCGGTAAGTTCAAGAAGACGACAGAACAACTGAAACAAGAGGTTGCAAAACTCATAATGTTCAAAGTTCGTCGTGATGGAATCAAGGGGTGGAAAGCATTTGACTACGCTTATGAAAACATTTGGGACGAATACGAAGCAAAGGTAGTAGCAGCATACGCGAAAGACTTTGAAGCAACAATAGAGAATCAACTAAACGACATACAATAAAATGGCAATTACAATAGAAGACCAACCATACGAATACACACCGATTGGTCAGCGACTTATGCTCGTTGCATCAAGCGACAACGTAGCGAACGCAGGCTTTCGTTTTGTGTTTGACTTCGGTTCATTCCAAGTCAACGTTCAACCGAACGCGGCGAATAAAGGGGTGTTGGATTTAGCACCTATCTTTCGTGAATCGTTACAACACAATCCTTCATATTTGACAGCGTCAGCGGACACAGAGAACAGCAGCGTCGCTTTCATCTCTTGCACCATTAAAGAAGGGTGGTTGGTTGACGGAGTGTTCACGGTTAGTGGTTTAGGTATGGCTGACATAGACGACGTGTACGCGTTCCTTGCTGAATATCAAGTGGCGGACGGATATAAGCCAGACCCAAACGTTCGTTATGGAATGGACGGAACAACGAAGTATTTGATGAGCGAAAGAACGATAGACACGCATAAGTGGATTGAAGCACCTTCACGCGGTCTTTCTTCTGATTGGGTTTATATTCCAACAAGACTTTCAGATTGGGGTGTGATGTACGCTCCTTCGTCTTCTGCGTTGCTTGTTGACAACGACTTCGATATTGCTGTGTTCACGTCTTACGACGACACGGATACAATCATTGACACGCAGTTTTTGACAATGGCGGACAATCCTTCAATCGTAAATGTGATTGGTGCTTTTTACGCTAATATAAATGCGTTGGGTGCGTTAGATTTAACAGGTGCAAAATATTACACAATACAACTTGGAAAAGAAACAGCCTTCCCGATTTACACACCTTCGTCACGCGTCTATTGTTTTTACCTTGTCGCTGACGATTGTCGCTTTGACAATGTGCGTTTGGGTTGGACGAACACTTGCGGTGGTGTGGATTACTTCAACTTCACGAAGAAGAGTGAGTTGTCGTTCAATTACGATCGTAAACAATATCAAAAAGTAGTTGGTTCTTACAACGCTTCAACCTTTGGATTCAACACATACGACAGAGGAACAACGGACAGATACGTCACAACGACGAAAGGACTGCAAATAAACAGCGACTGGGTTTCTGTTGGAGAGTTCAACCTACTTCAAACGCTTTGTCGTTCTAACGATGTCTTTATCATCAACGACGACGGAACACAAACACCTGTTTTAGTTGACACTCAAAACTTTGTTATCAAGGACGAAAGATATTCTAAACTTTACAATGTTACTTTGAATCTTAAATACTCTCAACCCGTAGGTCTATGATGAATCAAGTAATACTAACGCTTACTGACAACGAAGGAAACAGCGCGATTCTCGACCTTTATGAGAACGAGAAAATGCACCTCAATTACAAGTTCACGGATATAACCGACTTCGCTTCTGTGGGCAATTACTCGCAGGAGTTTCGCGTGCCAGCGTCAAAGACGAATACTGATTTCTTCGGTGCTATTTTCAACGTAAACTTCGACGGTTGGTTTGACTTTCGCAAGAAGGTAGACGCGGTGCTAACGGTGAACACTATTCCAATCGCAAGCGGTCACATTCAAGTGAAGAAGTTGTATTGGCAGTCGGGTAAGCTGTTCGAATTTGAGGTTGTATTCTTCGGTGAAGTTCCAAACCTTGCAAGACTATTAAATGAAAAGAAACTCAAAGATATTGAGAGTATTGTCGCGGGTGACCTTGACTACGATTTACTTCACGCGAATGTTGAAACACCACCTAACGACCATACGATTTTAACGCTATGTGACAAGTGGAACTTAACCGCAACAAACGTTGAAGGACAACCTGTTTATTCAACTACTATTGGAGGGCAACCAACCTACAAACCGCTTTATGTTGGACACTTAACACCAGCTGTTAAAGCGCAATACTTGTTCGATGAGATAATGAGCGACGCAGGGTTGCAGTATCAAAGTGACTACTTAGGAGAAATACTTGAAAACGTTTATGTTCCTTTTGTGAATGGTCAGTATTTGAGTGGTGAAAATGGAATGAATAACATTACTTCAAGCGTTGGTCTTGCAAGTAACGTTAACAACATAACTGCTACTGCTTCAAATAATACAATTTCACTTTATACAAATTATACTGAATACGAGGATCAAGGAAATAATTGGAGTAGTGGAATTTATACCGTTCCTTATTCTGCTGAATACACTTTTCGAGTTTGGATAAACGGACAAGCGACGCGAAATAATACAAACACCGACCTTTCAAATACAATACTAACGGTATTTTTTGAACTCAATGGAAGTGGTGCAATAGCCTTAGAACAAATCAATTTTATTTCACAAACAGGAACACCTACAAGCACTACTATTGCAGCTGATTTTTTACGAACATTAACACTTCAAGAAGGTGATGTAATGCGTATCAAATGTTCATTAAGTCCTATACCAATTGGAACAGGTGCTGAGGCTTCTATTGATATTGACTTTTACGGAAATGCAAACGTCGACTACACAGGAACTGGTGTTGAATTAGTTAGTGTGTCAACTCAATTATACGGCAACCAACCTGTTTATATGGAGTTTAACGCTCCAGATATGAAGCAAATCGATTTCATAACGTCAATTCAAAAGATGTTCAATCTTGTTTTCGTTGCCGATAAGACGCTACCAAACACGTTGAAGATTGAACCAATGGTTGAATACATCGCAAGTGGTAATACGCTCGATTGGTCGCAGAAATTGGACTTGTCGAAGGACATTATGTACTCACCAACGACAGACTTACAAAAAGCGAAGTTCTCTTTCACTTACACGGAAGATGGTGACTATTTCAATTCTGTGTACAAAGACAACGGACGCATCTACGGACGCTACGAAGTAACGGAAGCAGACTTCGAAGTAATTAACGAATTTGCAACAGGAAAAGAAAAGGTTGAACTTGCTTTTGCATCTACACCTTCCGCACCTGTGGAAAATACAGATGTTGTTGTTCCTCGATTCATTAACGCAGAAGGTCAATTTGTACAACCAAAACCACGCATCCTGTATTACTTCGCTGACTTCTTCGTGAATATGTTTGATGAAGTGAGTGGTGACGTAGTGCAAACAGCGGTGAAGTGTTTGAATAATTATTCGACAATGAACGCAACGGTGACAGATAGCGACTTAAACTTCGCTCCCGAAATACCACCTCACACAATCATTGCGAACCCATACAACAACTTGTACAATCGTTGGTGGAGAAATTACTACCGCGAGTTGTTCGACGGACAAGCGCGAATTTTAGAAGGAATGTTTGCGTTAACGCTGAACGACATCTTTACATTTCAATTCAGCGACAAGATTTGGATAATAGATTCTTGGTGGCGCGTATTGGACATTGAGGGTTATGTGGTAGGCGAGCAGAATGTTACTAAAGTGAAACTGATTCGTGTGTTGGACATCGACAACGACTGCGACCTTACACCCGTTTCCGCCAACCTTGACCAAAGTCTTAATTGGGAAAATGCCAATGGTGATCCCGCGACGATAACACAAGATTGTTGTTTGAGATTTGGCTACAATTGGAACAGCGCGAAGAATAACTGCTATTCACAACCCAACAACGGAACGCGTTCATTCATTACTCAACAAGCACCATCACTCGCACCAACGCGCTTCGGTGCACCTGTGAGTTTTGGTGGTTCAATTAGTCAGCCAGTAAGAACGATAACAACAGACTACGTTGTAACGAATTTCGACAGAATGATTTTTGCAGATACGACAGGCGGAAGCATCACAATTTATTTACCTTCTGCAACGACAACGGCAGGTCGTGAATTAATAATTCAACGTGTTGTTTCGGGGGCTAATCCACTAACGATACAAGCATACACAGGAGAAACGGTTCAAGGTAGCGGAAGCATTACGTTGAGCGCGGCAGGTGACACAATAACAATTATATCAAATGGCACAGGATTCAGAGCAACTTCTTCAAAATAAGACAGGCGCAATGGTTGCTTGTTTAGAGTTCATAAAATTAAACATGAAAAGCGAAAGCGATTTCGGACGCATGGCGAACGGCAAGCGTAAGTTAAAAATGTGGAAGCACTACGCGTGGAAAATTACTCGCATTTCGGTAAACGTCGCCTTTTGGATATTTATACTTTATAAACTACTATTCTAAATGGCGAATACAATTGACTTTAATGTAAACACAAACGCGGTTACCGTCCTCAATCAAACGGCAACAGCGGCAGACAATACAGCGCAAGGGTTTAGTTCAGCGAAGGCGGAGTTACGCGCGTTGAATCAGCAGTTATTGCAAATGGATTCTTCAAGTGAGGAATTTAAGAAAGCGTCCGCTCGTGCTGCTGAATTGAAAGACAACATAAGCGACTTATCAGCAGAGATTAACGCAAATGCAGGTAATGCTTTCGAAGGTCTTTCGAACAACGTTTCTTTGTTTGGTTCTCGATTGATGGATTTAGATTTGCGCGGAGCAGGACAAGCGTTAACCGCAATGGGTGGCGCAGTTGGTCGCATTGATTTTAAGACGTTAAAAAATGAAGTTGGTGGTCTTGTTCAAGGTTTAGGAAATCTTGGAAAAGCGGTACTTTCTAACCCATTCTTTTTAGCAGCAGGAGCGTTAACCGCAATGATTGTTTACTATAAAGAGATAAATGATTTACTTACTGGAACTGCTGAAAAAGTTAAAAATCTTGAAGAAGCAAACGTTGTTTTAGAAAAGCAAAATTTAGCTCTTGACGCGCAAATCAACAAACAAAAAACGTTATACGGAGAAAGTTTTAGAACTCTTGAACTTGAAAAAGAAAAGGCGCAAAACAATGTAAAGGTTGCGGAAAACGAATTAGCCATTGCAAAAACAACAGGCGACATTAACACTATTCGCGAAAAGGAAAATCAGTTAATCGAGATGCGTAACTTATTAAGCAATATAACTGCTAAAGGTGAAGCGGACAGAATTAAAGGGATTGAAAAAGCAAAAGAATTAACCATTGAAGGTTATAAAGAAGAGGCAGATAGAAAAAAAGCAATAGCCGAATTTGAAGATTTAAGAGCGCAGCAACTTGCTGTTATTGATGAAAAACAAAGAGTATTGCAATCCAACATTGACAAGGAAAACTTGATAATGGCGGAGAAACAATATACAACTGAACGCGCGAATTTTGTTCAGAAAGACATTGAAACTAAAAAAGTTTTAGTTCAAACAGATAGACAAAAACAACTTCAAGCAGAGTTGAATCAGTTAATAGCAGATAAAGAAATTATTAAAAATACAAAAGTTGCTATTGCTACAGGTACAACAGTAAACGAATTAAAGGCGAAAGAATTAGCACTTCAAAAGGAATTAAACAAAGAAGGTAAAACAGCCGAACAACTTCAGAAAGAAGCCGACGACGCAGAAATGGCACGTCGTAAAAAGTTGAACGACGAAATGATGGCTGAGGACGATCGAATAAGACGTATTTCGGCTGAAGATTATTTTGATGCACAAAGAGCATTATCAGATAAGAAGGTTGCTACCGAAATGCAGATTCACGCGAACCTTACTTCTTTACGCGCTCAACAATCTCAACAAGAAATTGAAGAATTAAGACAAGCAGAAGACGCAAAAGCACAACTCCGCGTCGACGCAATGAGAACTTCATTGTCTATTATTAGCGACTTGGCTCAAGCGTTTGCAGGAGATAGCGAAAGACAACAAAGAAAAGCCTTTCAAATACAAAAGGGAGTGAGTATTGCAACGGCTACAATAGACACATATTTAGCAGCACAGGGAGCTTTTCGTTCTCAAATGGCTATCAGTACACCAGACGCACCTGTTCGCGCAGCGGTAGCAGCAGGTATCGCAATTGCTCAAGGTCTTGCGCGTGTGGCTGTAATTAGCAAACAACAATTCAATGGCGGTGGTGGAACAAGCGGAGCAAATAGTTCAAGTGGTAACGTTCCACAAGCAGGCGGAATGAACGCACCTTCACCTGCCAACTTCGCGTTCTTGGGCAACCAACCCAACCAACAACAACCACCGCTTCAAGCGTACGTCGTGAGCGGTCAAGTGTCAAGCAATTTAGAGGCTCAACAATTAATACAAAATCAATCAAGATTAGGAGGATAAAACAATGAAAAAAATTAAAGTAATCGAATACGGAATAGACGAAGGTGGTCTATTAGGAGTATACGCTATCAGCGTAGTAGAACAACCTGCAATCGGTGTCGACTTCGTCGCGTTAAGCGAACAACACAACGTGAAGTTCAAAGAAGATTTTAGAGGTCTGTTGTATGGAGCGTTATTGATTCCCGACCAACTGATTTACCGACGCAACGACGAAACGAACGAGGAATACTACGTTAAGTATTCGAAGGACACAATCAGAGCAATTGCTTACAACTATTTGAAACAAGCCAACCAAAACAACGCAACGGTTGAACACGCGAAAGTTGTTGACGGAGTGTCTTTGGTTGAAACGTGGATAATTGAAGGAGAGAACGACAAGTCGAAGAACTTCGGGTTTGACCTTCCAGAAGGAACGTGGTTTGGTTGTATGAAAGTGGAGAATGAAGAAGTAAAGAAGCAAATACAAAACAAAGAGGTTCTTGGCTTTTCTATCGAAGGAAACTTCATCGCAGAGAAAGAAATGTATTTAAGTAAGCACGAAGAATTTGCAGCCATTCTTGCAGAGATTGAACAATTGTTGACGTTAGCCACGCAAGAAGAAATTGAAGCGCGTTACGACGATTATATGAGCGCGGTGAATATGACCTATTCAGAACTAAAAGCGTGGTCAGAAACGGAGTGTTCAACTTTGGCTTCACTTGATCGTTCACCAATCGAAAGAAACCTTGAACTACTTCAAACCAACAAAGCAGATTGGACTGAAAAGCACTACGAAGATGCGGGAAAGACAATTGCCTTCATAAATAGAATGCGCGAAAATCAAGCGGGTGATATTTTAGAAGACAGCAATGGAAACGTTTGCGGAAGTAAGCGTACAATTTCTCTTTTGAATTGGGCATACAATCCGAATAAGTAAATGAATATCGAAGCAGGTGGTTTCTTTAAGTTGGAATTGTTCAACGATGACGCTAACCTGTTTCTCAACGCACTCACGAAGATTACAAACGAGGGTGGTAAAATGGGGTTTAAGACGTACGGGTTGAGTGAGGATGAATTGAAAGTATTAAATACTATTCTCGACAATTTAGGATAAAAAAACGGAGGGTAATCACTCCCTCCGTCAAACCTAAAAATCAAATTCAACCTATGAAAAAGCGAATTGTGAAACAAATATACCTCTTTTTATATCTACTCATCAAACAAACAATTAACAGAATTATGAATTTACGAGAAAAAGTAAACGCTCTATTCGCCAAACACAACGTTTCTCTCTCTGCTGAAGAAGTAGTTGAGGTGAAGCAAATGGTTGAAGCAATTTTAGAGGACGGTACAAGCATCTACACAGACAGCGACGTTTGGGCAGCTGGTGTTCGTGTATTCGCTAAAGACGCAGATGGCAACGAGGTTGTTATTGCAGACGGAGAATACAAGACAGCTGAAAACATCATTGTTGTTGTTGAGGGTGGTCTTGTGACCGAATTAAAACCAATGGAAGAAGAAAAAGAACCAGAGGTTGAAGTAGTAATCGAAGAAGAACAAACTTCTGAGGTTGTTGCTGAAGAATCACTAAGCGCAGAAGTTGAAGGACTTTTGTCGTTGGTTGCAAAACTTGAAAGCGAACTTTCTGAAATGAAGAAAGCAAACGAAACACTTTCAAGCGAAGTAACAAAATTAAGCGCTCAACCTGCAGTGTCTTCAATAAAAGAAGTAAAGCAAGCAAAAGTTACCGCACCTTCTAAGCCTTATCACAAGATGAGCGCAGAGGAGCGTTTCTTATTTCATCTTAAAAAATAATAAAAAAAACAAACAATAAAAAATGGCTACTACCACATCATTAACTACTACCTATGCAGGTAGAGAAGCAGCAGGATATATTCGCGCTGCATTTTTGAGTAACGAGTCTTTGGCTGCAGTTACTTTCAAAGAAAACATCGAGTACAAACAAGTTGTGCGTCGCTTAGTTGACAACGTAACTTTCAAAAATGCTACTTGCGATTTCGATCCACAAGGAACAGTTACTTTAACAGAGCGTATCTTGACTTTGGAAAAATTCCAAATCCACAGACAATTGTGTAAAAATACGTTTTTATCGGATTGGGAGGCGCGTTCAGAGCAGAACAACGAACTTCACGCTTCATTGACTGACGCTTTAATTGCTAACATCTTAGCGGGAATGGCTGCTGAGAACGAGCGCATTATGTGGCAAGGTGTTAACGCAACAGCAGGTGAGTACGCAGGTTTCGAAACTTTGTTCTTGGCTGACTCTGACGTTCTTGACGTTTCTTCACCAGAAGCTATCACAACAACAAACGTTATCGAAGAAATGAATCGTCTTGTTTTAACACTTCCTGTGCGCGTTCGTCGTGCTTCTGAGAAGCCTGTTATCGCGGTATCTTCAAACGTTGCTGAAGCGTTCAGAACTGCAATCTTAGGTCTTGGAGGTGGTTCTTACCTTTATCAAGGTGAGACTGTTAAGATGACTTGGCAGGGACAATACGACATCGTTGAGTGTCCTGGTATGTCTGACGACACAATGGCTATGTTCCAAAAGAGCAACCTTTGGTTCGGAACAAACCTTCTTGACCAATGGAACAACGTTTCTGTTTTAGATATGTATCAATACGACTTATCTAACAACGTACGTTTCGCTGCTAACTTCTTCGCAGGTGTACAATACGGTTTCGGTGCTGAAATCGCGTTCTACCAATACTCTGCATAATCTCAACCATTCTAACCCTTGCATAATAGAGGCGGTGGCATAAAAACCACCCCTCTTTTGTGCTAATAAAAAATTAATAATATGGCATGTGAATTAAGCACAGGTTTTACACTTGATTGCAAAGACGGCATCGGTGGAATTAAGCAGATTGTTCTTGTTGACAAGACAGCGGTAACTTCATTCACTTTGGATGCAAGCGAAGTTGTAACTTTAATTCTTGGTCCTTCAGCAGGTGATTTGTACACATACGAATTGCCAACGCAAACAGGATCGTTTGAAGAAACAATCAACTTCAACCGCGACAACGGAACGGTATTCTACACGCAGACTGTGAACGTAATGTTGCAAAAATTGTCAAGCGCAAAGCGTTTGGAATTGCAAAATGTTGCACAAGCTCGCGTGATTGTTTTCGTTCAAGACACTAACAACAATTGGTGGGCTGTTGGATACGAATACGGAGCAGACCTTTCAACTGCAACAGCAGGAACTGGAACGACTTTGGGTGACGCAAATCAATACACTTTGGCGTTCACACACGAAGCTGCAAAGCGCGCTTACAAATTGAACGGTGCGCCTTCAACACTTCTTGACTAATCAAAAAACTTTTACACATAGAGGGGCAACGCGTCCCTCTGTGCTGTAATTTTATAGTAAAGGAAAGATAGAATGGTTTATCTAAATACAAACACAGCGAATCAATATGCTTGGCTTTCACTCGATGAAGGGCGGCAGTATTTCAACGTTGCCTTTACTCATTATTTGCTTGTCTTAACTTACGAAATGACAGGTGAACAATTAGCGCAAGTAGTAACCGTGATAACCGAAAACGAACGCGTGACTAAAATAAGACTAACAACCGTTGGATTGACCGATGCAGGACGTTATCACTACGAAGTGTACGGACAAAACAGCTCAACGAATATAAACCCAACCAATTCGTCCGTCGTTGGATTGGTTGAAAAAGGTTTAATGATTTTACAAGACGGAACTATTTACTTTGACGTTTCAACACCGACAATCCCTGTCGATGTAATTTATACAGGCGCATAATATGAGCAACATTCAAGCAATAAACTTATCGGCTTATCAACCTGTTGAAGCGGTTGAAAAAGAAAACAGAAGCGGTTGGATTGATTATGGAAATAACAATCTTTTCCCTCAACATCTCATAAACCTTTACCAAAACTCACCAATACACAACGCGTTGGTGAACTCAATCTCTTATATGATTGAGGGACAAGGTACGGGAACAATTCTCGACAATGCGTTGCAAGGTATTGCCTTCGATTTAAAGTTACAAGGCGCATTTGTTGCTGAAGTAATTTGGTCAATGGACTTCACTCGCGTTGTACAAATAAACCACTTGCCTTTCGAGAATTGCAGACTTGCATACGACAAAGAAGAAGACGATATTACAGGAATTTTCTATTCGAAAGATTGGGCAAATACAAGAAGCAAAAGAGGTAAGCCAGAGTTCATTCCTGCGTTCAATCCTTCAATTGCACAAGAACAACCAAGACAAGTTATTTACGCTCACGGAATGTCAGCAGGAAGTGTTTACTATCCAAAGCCTGACTATTTCGGAGCGTTGAATTACGTTGAGTTGAGTTACCAAATGGGACTTTACCACGTCAACAACATCTTGAATGGTTTATTTCCTTCATTCATCATTAACTTCTTGAATGGAATACCGCAAAAAGAAGAACGTGAAGCTATTCGTCGTGAATGGGAAACACGTTTGAGCGGTGCAAGTAACGCGGGTAAGTTCTTAATGACCTTCAACGAAGATCCTGCACGCGCTCCACAAATCGAAGCATTTCCTTTGTCGGACGCAGACAAGCAATATCAGTTTTTATCTGAAGAAACAGCGAAACAAATCATGGTCGGACACCGCGTTGTTTCACCATTGATTCACGGCATACGCGACACAACAGGTTTCGGAAGCAATAAGGACGAAATGTTGGTAGGTTTGGAGATATTCAACAACCAAGTTATTAAGCCATATCAAAGAATCATTGAAAGAGTTTTTACTCCGATTTTAGGAGAGATAAATATCGAAATGAACTCGCCATTCGACGAAGAAGTTGTAGTTGTTGAACCAACGGTGCAAACTGCTGAATTAAAAAAAAAAGTAGTTGCGGATGCTGAGAATGATTTCAGCGACGAACAAGGCAAAGAGTGGATTGATGTACTAAAAGAAAAAGCGGAATACATCGATTTAGACGAATGGCAGTTGGTAAGTGAAGAAGATGTTACCGACCCAGACAACGAAATGAACTACACAAGCGAGTTCTTTGCAAAGCGTAACAAGATGCCGACAATGAGCGACGCTCAAGGTGAGAAAGAATCTAAGTGGGGAGATAAAGGACTTTATAAATTACGCTATGCCTATTCACAAAACATAAGCGAAAATAGTCGTGAGTTCTGCAAAGAAATGGTTCAAATGTCGCAGTTAGGCGCAATCTTTCGTTATGAAGATATTGAAGCAATGAGCAAGGAAGGAGTGAATGGAAGTTTTGCACCGCAAGGACAAAATACTTATAGTTTGTTCCGCTATGTCGGGGGGTGCTTCTGCCATCATTTTTGGAAAAGATTAATTTATATCCGCAAACGCGATTCAAAAGGACGCATACTTCCAAACGACGGATTGAACAACGATAAGCGTGTTGGTAATAACCCATATGTTCCACAAAAAGGCATCGAAGGAACAGCACCAATCAACAGACCAGACAGAGGTTCTTTAAAATACCCTTAATAAAAACACACAATGGCACTACAACCCGAAGTTCTACTCATTGACGAAAATTACATAAAGAAATATACTTGGATTAACGGCTCAGTTGATCCGCTTTTAATGTACCCTGCAATCTATTTGTCGCAAGATAAATATGCGCAATTGTATTTGGGAACTGACCTTTACAATAAGATTAAAGAAGACGTTGTCAACGATGACATTGCAGGTGCATACGAAACGCTTCTTGACGATTACTTGCGTCGCATGGTTATGTGGTGGACGATGTACGAAGTCTTGCCTCATTTGTACGTTAAAACTGACAATGGAAGTTTGGTTATTCGCACAAGCGAAGACACAACACCAATTAGCCAAACCGACTTGCAAAACTACCGCGATCAAGCGCGTTCACAGGCTATGTTTTACACTCAAAGAATGGTCGATTATTTGTGTTTCAATCAATCAGACTTTCCAGAGTACACGACGAACACAACACAGCAAATTTGGTCGCAAACAAATGTGTATCCGTCGAACGCTTTCGAGATTAGCGACGGACGTGATAGACTACCATACGAATACAGACGACGCGGTTTAGGTTGGTTGAGATAAACTAAAACAAAATACATGGCCACAAGGGGACGCAAGAAAGATATGGTTA